GGGCTTGCAAATACTTCACCAACAAAGACACATAAATGTTTCTTTCCCAAGGTAGCATATTTTCCAATTCAGACAAACTATACTTGTGATGTTGCATCATAGCAAAGTTTGTTTCATAGTAATTCTTCAGAGTATCATAACGAAATATTAGACGAAAAAATTTTGAATGCCCTTTATAGTAATATCTTCTTCATAAGAACATTTTGGACATTTAAATTGAACATCTTTTTTAATTTCAGGCATTGTATCAAAGAATTCTTTAAACTTCTCTAAATCTTTTTGTTGTAGATTATCAATGAATTCTTCTAGTTCTTCTCTACTCGAATCTTTAGAATAATATATTTGATCTTTATCGTAAATATAATCGATACAATCAACCAAGATACGAATCATAATTTCATTCTCACTTAGCTTTTCATATTTTTGAAGCATATCAAATGTTGGGTATTTAAAACAAATACCTAAATTTTCTGTAATTTGAATTTTATCTTTATGTTTTTCGTTTTTTGTTGGTTCAATTTGTAGTAAATTTAATTTAAATTCAACAACACCTGAACACTTTTTTTCATCTATTACATTGTTACATTTGTAACGAAGATCCACAACTTCTTCAACGGACCTAGCTCTAAGATTTAAAAACAAATACTCTAAATCAAAAGTAGGCAAACTATCAATATCGATTTCATCAATTACACAATTCTTTAATACTTGACGAATGATATTTACCATTTCGTTTGAATCTTCAGACTCAGATGCCATTAGAAACATCTTTTGTTCTTTCACCAAAAATGGTCTAAAACGAACTGGCTTTCCTGTTGATATAAGATTAACAGAATAAATTGGAACATCTAACTTTGGTAACATAATGACCTCGCTTAGTTAATTAAAATGCACGACCAAGTGGTAGTGCTCTCGCTGCAGCAGTTCCAAATAAAGCTGTGGCTGCTGCGGCCAAATCATATGTGCCAGTATAAATTGGCCTATATTTTTGATATGCAAATTGAATTGAAAGGCGGTGAAAACCTTCTTCACTCCAGTTTAAAGGTTGAGCAGCTATTCCTATTGGAAAAGCATCTAATAATTCAACTGCAAAAATTTGTTTAATGAATTCATCATATTGAATAATTTTAATATTTGTAAGATAACGAGATTTTGCACCTTTAGCATATCTCACGTTATTTGTATCTGAAGGATGAATACACTCCATCCATCTTTCAAAAAGTTTTCTTTCAAAAAAATCATTTGTACATAAAAAAGTTAATGAAGTATCGCCATATTGTGTTTGATATGGAACTTTAAATGATGGTCCATATATTTTAACATCTGCTGTTGCTGTAGTTCTACCTGGCAATTCTGCGTTTTCACATTGAAGTGCTAAGTATCTTGACATAGATGAATTTGATGTTTTAGAATATTCATCGGCCGCTCCGCCTGCGCCAAAAGCAGAACCAATTGCGTCAGACACATCATTGAAAACTGAGTTAGGTAAATTTAATATTTTCTCAATAATAGAATTTCCAATAAATTGATTTACATATGGCGGTATTGGAAGAATAACTTCAAATCGGCATGGTTTTGCTAAGCCGTCTTTGCCTCGAATATTGGATAAAAAAAGATTTGGTGAAAATGACATTTAAAATTTCTTTCGTGAATCTGCGTAAACTTTATTTTCTGTAGCACCAACAAAACTACTTGTTGGTATTAATGCAGCAATATCCCACTCATCAGCAGCTATCTCTAAAAAACGAGAATTGATTTGTGTAAAAAGATACCTCTTGATGCATGGCATTGCTTCAAATGTAGAACTAGCAGCTTTCAAATAATCATAACTAAGCCTAAGCTTTGTTTTGTCATCAAAGTTTTTATTGGTCGCTGTTTTACTTAATTTGTCCAATAATATGATTCGTTGCCTTGGGTGAATGTAATGTAAATTCAACCCTAAGAAACCGTCTGAGTATTGTTCTATTGGAATCACCAATGGGAACCTGTCGTAATATGGCATTGAATCTTTAGTCTTTGGATCATAGTAGTAAAAGTACATCTTTCCAATAAATGTCTTATCTCTTAATCTTTGCCTATCAATAATCAATGCAGCAGGACTTGGATTTAAATTTTTTAATTTTGAATTTAACCATTCCCTTGCATAACGAGTTCTTGGTTCTAAACCCTCTTTTGCAAGCGATTGTTTGATTCGGTCTATGAGATAAGCCATTATGCTATTTATCTCAAAGTCCTAACTCTTTTTCTGTTATAATTTTGAATTGCCAACCATGTTCCTTACAGAATAGGTCGGCTGCACGCCACTTCTCCTGATTGATAGCATATGTAGCTACTTCCTGAAGAAACTTTTGTGTGCGTCTTTTTTGAACTGGTTTTTGAGTTTGTTTGAATGGTTTAACTTCTATGACCATGGTTGTTTCTTTATTTGCTTGACGAATTTTTGCAATAAAATCGGGAAAGTAACGATGTACTTTTTGGTCAATTGGCGATTTATAGGGTATAAAAAGTTCTTCAGATGCCCACCATACAACCGCAGGATTTTCATCCAAATACTTCATTACACGAAGTTCCCATGACGAGCGATAAACGATATTTGTAGCATCGCCTTTGTATTTTTGTGGGTTTCGAGGAGTAAACCATCCTTTATATGACATAAATACTATCTATCTTTCATAGGAAACTCATATGCCACTTTTTGGTTTCGGCGATATACAATTCAACAAAGGTGAAACTGCTAGAAAAGGCCCTTTAGCAGATCTAGTTGACAATAAATTTAAAACAACACTATTAAAATATCCTTTAGATGTTGGTTCAGCTGATAAAGGCCATTATATGGTTTTCTATATTCGTCAACAAAAAAATACAGCTTTTGAAACAACAACGGTTACTGAAAATGAAATGGCTTCAGCTGCTAATAGAGCACAATCAACAAACTCACAAACATTAACTCAATTAAATTCTATAAATCAAAATAGTTTAAATACTCAAATTGGTGGAAATTTACTAAGCAAAGTAAATAATAGTTTAAGTGAAATAAACAATTCAACTGGAGGAACTTTATCTGGAATAACTTCAGCAATTGGCAAAGCTGTTGGTGGAATTTCAAGTAGTGTTCAAAATTTATTTGGCCAAAAAACAAATATAATTGGAGGTAATTCTGTTGCAACGCAAGCGGTGATTGATACCTCAATTAAAAATATTGTAAGTAATAGTATATTTCCTAAAACAACGCAGTTAACTTCAGATTCAATTGCGTTATATATGCCAGATACATTATCGTATCAGTATTCACAATCGTATGATACTCCAAGTTTAGGTGGAGAAGCTACAGGTCAAGCTGTTGCGGCCGGTGGTGCTTTATTGGAAAAAATTAAAGAAGGTGATCTTTCTGGTGCGGCAGGCGGTTTAGCAAAAGCTGCAGCAGGAGGAGTCGTAAAGAACTTGGTTGATAAATTTGGTGGCTCAACAGGGCAACTTGCTTTCACAGCAATTACTGGTGCAGTATCAAATCCTTTGTTAGAAATGATTTATAAATCACCAAATTTTAGAACCTTTCAATTTGATTTTACTTTTTATCCAAGAGATGAAAGAGAAGCTTTAGAAGTTCAACAGATTATTGAAAAGTTTCGTTTCCATCAGGCACCTGAAATTGCTAGCGCAGCAAATTTTTTAATACCTCCTTCAGAATTTGATATTAAATTTTATTATGGTGGAGCTGAAAATCCAAATATACCGCCAATTGCAACTTGTGTATTGGAAAGTATTGATGTAAATTATACACCAAATGGATTTTCTGCGTATGAAGTTCCTGGTGAAAATTTACCATCTTTAGGTAGAACAGGTATGCCAGTTGCAATTCAAATGACAATGCAATTTAAAGAAACAACATATCTCACTAAGAGTAATTTTAAATCTAATAGCGCAGAAAACAGAAAAGAAGTTAAAGGTCTAGGTCAAACATTTGATAATCCGGCAGCATAAAAATGGCAAAATATTTTAAATACTTTCCAAAAACTTTTTATACAAGTGACAACTCATCCACAGGCGTTGACTCTGTTACAAATATCATTTCAAGATTTGCTTTTGAAAATCAACTAAAAGAAAATTCTACGGCTTTTTATCCTTATCAAATACAAGATTCTGATACGCCAGAAATTATTGCTGACAAATATTATGATAGTTCAGAACGTCATTGGGTAGTTTTATTATTTAATGATATAATTGATCCGCAATTTGATTGGCCTTTAAATTCTAGAGTTTTAGTAGATTACATTGATCAAAAATATAAAGCAAATGGTGCTTCAAATACAACAGTTCAAACTGGTCTTGCTTGGGCTATGAGCACAAATAACATTCAAGCATATTTTAAAGTAATTACTACAACATCAAGTGATAATATAGTAACAATAAACAAATATCAAATTGATTCTAATACATATGCAAATACCGCAGCAACAACAAACAATTATATAACAGCAAATAATGAAAATGTAACAGTAAAAGTTTCAAAAGAAACTCGTTCTTTTTATGAGTATGAATTGGAAGAAAATGAAAAGAAAAGAGAAATTAAACTTATAAAAAAAGAATTTATACCTGATATTGAAAAAGAATTTAAAAGAGTTATTAAATCATGAGTTTTGAATTAAAAAAATCCACACAGTTTAAAATTAATGAACTTGTGGTTGTTACTAAAGCCGGACCTTTAGATATTTCTAAATTGTATGAAGAATTAAACATTTTTGATTCTTTATTTTTGCCTGTAATTAATGGAAATATTGTATTACGAGATTCTGTTGGTTTATCTGGAAAATTATTATTTGATGGTTCAGAATCATTATTAATTGATATAAAAAAGAGTGAAGAATCAGACATAGCTAATTATAAAAAAGCTTTTAGAATATACAAACAATCTGATAGACAAAATGATGGAATGAATAATGAACTATTTACATTACACTTTTGTTCTGATGAATTAATATATTCAGATCAACAAAGAATAAATCAAAGTTACGAATTAACATATGCTCAAATTGTAGAAAAAATACTTTTAAATTATTTAAAAGTTCCAAAAAATAATTTAACAGGAATTTATGATTTAACTTCAGGTCTTAAAAAAATTGTAATACCAAATTTAAGACCACTAGAAGCTATTGAATGGTGCGCTAAACGCTCAGTTGACATAAATCAATCTCCAAATTTTGTTTTTTATCAAAATATAATAGGTTATAATTTTGCATCTTTATCAAAATTATTAACATTACCTGAAATATTAGATATAAAATTTGAACCAAAAAATCAAAGTGGAGGAAATCCAGGCAGTGAAATTAATACTGCTAGATCAATTGAAGTTGTTTCTCAATCTAATGAAATAGAAAAAACAAGATCAGGAGTTAACGCTTCTAAGTTTATTGGTTTTGATCCATTAACACGAACCGTTGCAACAAAAAACATAAGTTATGGTGACCATTATTTAAATATGAAACACGGTAATCAAAGTCCAAATTTTTCACAAATACAAAATCGTGATGGTGTAAACAATACCGAAACTTATAATGCTAGTAAAACATTAAATATTTTTGGAGCGGCTAGACAGTATAGTGAGTATATTAAAAAGAAAGATCCTTTTTCCATTTCAAAGGAAGAAAATGTTGAATCTTGGTTGTCACAAAGAAAATCAATCATTAATAATTTAATGACAAAAAGAGTAAAAATTGTAATGCCTGGGAATTTTCAATTAACTTCAGGGTTTAATATTAATTTAATTGTTCCAACAGCTGGAAAAAAAGATAAAGGTGACGACAATAATGATGCAAGTTTAAGTGGTAAATATTTAATTGTTGCTTCTAGGCATATTATTGGTTACGAAAAACACGAAACAATTATTGAAGTTGCTACATCTTCTTCAGCAAACGAATTTATACCTGTAAGTAATCCTATACAAACTAAAGCTATAGAAAATTATTGAAATGGAAGAAAACCAAGAAAATAAAAATTTTGCAGGTAAAAATGGATTTAATTGGTTCGTTGGAATCGTTGAAGATAGACAAGATCCATTAAAGATGGGCCGTGTTCGAGTTCGCTGTGTTGGTTGGCATGCTGAAAACAAAATTCTTCTTCCAACTGATATGTTACCTTGGGCAATACCAACGTTTCCAATGAACAATACAAATCCGTATGCTCCAAAAGAAAGTGATATGGTTTTTGGATTTTTTGCGGACGGAGAATCTGCTCAATCGCCTGTTATTGTTGGAGTTTTTCCAAGTATACCATTAAAAGCAGGAAATGCACAAGAAGCTTTTAACGATAGTAGAGATAGTGGACAATTATCTTCTGCTCCAGTAAAACCATCCGAATCGGCCTCTTTATATCCTAGAAGATTAGATGAACCATCTACTTCACGATTAGCAAGAAATGATTCTGATTATCCATCTCCAATTAATCAAAGTAAAGCTTCTAAAAAAGCTTCTAAAGTAGAACCTTCTTCTTATTATAATGCAAAATATCCTTATAATAATGTTTACGAGTCTGAATCTGGACATGCACTAGAATTTGATGATACAAAAGATGCAGAAAGAATTCATCTTTATCATCGTTCAGGTTCTTATGTGGAATGGGCTGCAAATGGAGATAGATCAGAAAGAATAGAAAAGGATAAATTTACGGTAATTATTGGTAACGAAAAAGTTTATGTTAAAGGTGATGTGAGTGTTTTTGTAGATGGAAATGTAACAATGGAAGTTGGTGGCAATTTTCAAGCTGATATTGGAGGAACTTGCAAAATAACTTCTGGTGGTAATATGACTTTAACTGCGCCAAGAATAGATTTGAATCCATAATGCCACACGAATTTGTAATTTTAGTGAATGGAAAATTAGAAACATTTATCAGGTATGAAGATATACCTGAAGAATTTGAGAATGTGATTAAATTTTTACCTGAGGTGCCTGACGCACCACACACAGAAGAACAACATGAAGAAATTGAAAGTTGGAATAATAAACTTCAAAAACTTATGGAGAAAGAACGTGCCAGCAGCAACAAGAATAGGTGATGCAGACGTTACACATTGTTCTGGACCAACTAGAGCTCAAGGTTCAGGAGATGTATTTGTTAACAGTATAGCATGGTCTAGACAAGGTGATGTAAACACGGTTCATTTATTGCCTGGAGCTCCATGTCCTGCTCATGCAGCTCCAATTGCTGTTGGATCGTCAACAGTTTTTGTTAATTCTAAGGGTGCAGGTAGAGTTGGAGATGCTATCTCTGGTTGCACTTCTGTGGCCGCAGGATCAGGTAATGTCTTTGCTGGAGGTTGAATAAATAAACGATGGCCACAGTAGACATAAAATCACAACGAACTTTTAAAGATTTGGATTTAAAATTTACAAAACATCCAATCAAAAAAGATGTAAATACGCATATAAATGAATATGCTATTATTAATTCAATTAAAAATTTAATTTTAACAAATCATTACGAAAGACCTTTTCAACCAGAAATAGGCAGTAATGTTAGACGTTTATTATTTGAAAATGTTGATTCGATAATTGCTGCAAGAATTGAAAGAGAAATAAGCGAAGTAATTGGCAATTTTGAGCCAAGAGCACAAGTTTCTAAAGTGGTTGCTGTTCCTTCTCCGGACGATAATACATATAAGATAACTTTAGAATTTTACATTATTAATAATCCAAATCCAATAACAATTAATTTTTTTCTAGAGCGAATTAGATAAAATGGTAGATCGTTTAAGAGTAACAGAACTTGACTTTGATACTATCAAAGCAAACTTAAAAACTTTTTTAAAGCAACAAACAGAATTTCAAGACTATGATTTTGATGGTGCTGGTCTTTCTATTTTATTAGACATTCTTGCATATAACACACACTATAATGCTTACTATTTAAATATGGTAGCAAATGAATCTTTTTTAGATACCGCTTTACTTAGAGATTCTGTTGTTTCTCATGCAAAGTCTTTAGGATATGTTCCTTATTCTTCCAAAGCTCCAGTAGCAATTATTGATTTTGTTGTTGAGTCAAATAATACAACAGCAGGAACATGCACATTGCCACAAGGTTTTTCTTTTCTTTCAAGTCAAATTGATAGTAAAGCATATAATTTTGTTGTGTTGCAAGATACAACAGTTACAAAATCAAATACAAAATACAATTTTGAAGATTTGCAAATTTATGAAGGACAATTTATTACATACTCATTTTCTTTTGAAAGATCTTCAAACCCAAAATCAATATTTCAATTACCTGATCCAAATATTGACACCACAACATTGAAAGTTAGCGTAACACCTAATTCAGCTAATAGTGCAGCAAAAATTTATCAAAAAGTAACTGATGTTTTAGATATAACTTCTGATTCTGAAGTTTTTTTCCTCCAAGAAGGCCGAGGAGGTTTATATCAAATTTATTTTGGTAATAATGTTATTGGAAAATCTTTACCGGATGGATCAATTGTTAGTGTAACTTATCTAGTAACAAGTGCTACTGAAGCAAATAAAGCTAACACTTTTATAGCTACTTCTTCGGTTGTAGACTCTTTAGGTACCTCATTAACAAATTTTTTAATAAACCCTAAAAGCTCTGCATCTGGCGGTTCAATTCGAGAATCTGTTGACAGTATAAAATTTTCAGCTTCTGCAAGATTTTCAACACAAAATCGTTTAGTAACAAATAAAGATTATGCAACTTATATTTTAAATAGTTATCCAAACATTGAATCTATTTCTGTTTGGGGAGGAGAAGATAATGAGCCTCCTGTTTATGGAAAAATATTTGTATCTTTAAAACCAAAAGAAAATTATTATATTTCTGAAGCAGAAAAACAAAGAATTATTTCTGAAATTATTGATCCAAAATCCGTAATTTCAATTAGTACAGAAATAATAGATCCAACTTATTTGTATATTTTAATTGATGTTGATGCAAGATATGATCCTAAAAAAACAACGGTAACAGAACAAAGAATAAAAGATAATATTAAAAATTCTATATTAGAATATAGAAATACTTATTTAAATAAATTTAATTCTAGATTAGTTGATTCAAAATTAGAAGCAACAATTGATGCTGTAGATTTAAATTCAATTATAGGTAATCAATTAACAATAAAAGTTCAAAAAAGATTTACACCAAGATTAAATCAAAGTTTTTCTTATGAAATAAATTTTAATGTTCCTTTAAAACGAGGAACTACATCTAATAGACTTGCATCAACTGAATTTCAAACTAGAGATTCTTCCTCTGTTTTAAGAACTGTTGTTATTGAAGAAGTACCATCTTCTTTTACTGGAATATCTTCAATATCAGTTACTAATCCTGGTTTAAATTATACAACTGCTCCAACTGTTACTATTACTGGTGATGGAACTGGAGCTGAAGCTGAAGCAAGACTTATAAACGGCACAATTAAAGAAATTGTAGTTACAAATAGAGGAATTGACTATACAAGAGCTATAATTACATTAACTGGTGGCGGCGGCACTTCAGCATTAGCAACAGCACAAATCGATTCAAAAATAGGAACTCTTAGAACAATTTATTATGATTCTACAGCTCAAAGGCAAGTTGTTGACGAAAATGTTGGCGAAATAAATTATGAAACAGGCAAAATTACTTTAAATGATATTAATATTGTTTCTGTTTCTTCTCCTGATGGAGAAATGCGATTAACAGTTGAATCAGAGAAAGGCATTATTGAGCCAGTAAGAAACACCATTTTAACGATTGATAGCACAGATCCATCTTCCGTAGTAACAACCTTAACTGCAATTAGTAATTAATGTCATTTTCCAATACCTCACTTTTTGTTAGTGAACAAGTTCCTGAATTTATTAGGGAAGAATATCCACTATTCATTCAATTTCTAAAAGCTTATTATCAGTTTTTAGAACAAGATCAGTCAACACTTCCTGTTTCAGCTGGTTCTTTTGTTATTGGAACTCGTTATACAATCAACACCTTAGGAACAACAAATTGGCAATCAATTGGAGCTCCAGCTGATGCAATCGTAGGAACTTCTTTTATTGCTACTGGTGTTGGATCAGGTACAGGAACAGCTACACTCACCAATCCAATCAGTAACAGTTTAACAACATCAATAAAAGATATAAGAAATATAATTGATGTAGACAAATCTGTGGATCAATTTGAAGACAGTTTTGTAAACAGTTTTATTTCATTGATACCTAAAGACGTTCAAGTAGATAAAGATTTTTTAATTAAAAATATTTTACCTCTTTATTTGTCAAAAGGTATAGATGAATCCTTTAAACTTTTGTTTAGACTTTTGTTTAATGAAGATGTTGATATTATTCTTCCAAAAAGTAGAATATTAAGAGCATCTGATGGAAAATGGGTAATTGAAAAAAGTCTTAAAATAGAAGAAGATGTTAGAAGTATTCATACTGGCAATAGTGTTAATAAAGAAATTTTATTGGCTCAATTTGTTAATGTAGGTGAAGTATCAGTTTATGTTAACAATGTTTTAAAACAAGAAAATGTAGATTATGAAATTCGTAGAGAATCAAAAAAATTATATTTTACAACAATTCCTACATCTAATGATAATATAAAAATTGTTTATAATAATTTTGATTATAATCTTTTAAAAAATAGAAAAATAACTGGTTTAACTTCTGGTGCTACATCTCTTGTTGATAGAGTTGTAGAAACAGTTATTTCGGAAAACGAAAATTTTCCTTTACCTTTTGAAATATTTATTGATCCAAAATCACTCTCAGGTAATTACATAAATGGAGAAATAATAAAATTTGATGTTATAGCTAGTGATGGTTCTTTAATAACTTTTAATGCGGATACTTTTTCTATCGTAAATAGTATTCAACTTATTAATTCAGGATTTTCTTATAATGTAGGAGATCCTGTATTAGTATTGGGTGGAGCTGCTGAAGAAATTGCAACAGCCGAGGTTGGAGAAGTTCAATCGGTAAATATTGCTACTATAAACATATCTTATGGCGGTGCAGGTTTTAAAGCAGGTGAAAGTCTTTTTAGAGGTTTCTATGATTCTAATGTGGTAACAATAGGATCTATTACAGAAACCGCTAATACTATTTTTACAAATAATAGTTATAGTGTTTTAGCATCAGGTTACATAGGTCCGTACTCTGCTACAACAATTAATGCTGCTAGTTATAATATAGTAAATACACGAACACAAAATGCAAATACAAGAATTGTAGATGCTTTCAATTCTAACATTATTATTAATCTTGGACCAATTCAAAAAGGAGTAACAGATTTTGTTTTGGCTGGCGCTGAAGAAGCAGAAATGGATGTATATCAGGCAGCCATTTACACAGCTGGCGAATTAGATAATTACATTGAAAAAGATCTTAAAGATTTAAGATCGATTGGTAGAATAGATGTTAAAAGAGATATTACTGGTTTACTTTCTTTAGGAGGTTTAAACTACAAAGTTGGAGATGAAGTTTATTTTTATCCAAATCCTATACGCACTCGTGGTTTTGGAGCTGCTGCTGCAGTAAGTAATGTTGCAGCAAACGGATTTGTTCAAGCAATACAAATTCAACCTCCTAGAATTGATGGCAATGTTGCACTTACAAATAATTCAATATTAATAATTGGAACTAATACAAATTTTATAAATGATTTACGAGTAAATGATAAAATTATTATTCGTTGTCAAGAAAGATATGTAAATTCTGTAATTAATACTACACATGCTACTGTTAATGTTGCTTTTCAATTTACTGACGGAACAACTACTTTTTCTAATACTAAATTGGGATCTTATGCGAGAGGAGTTGTTGGAGGAGTAAATTATACTCAAAATACTTTTCCAAATGTTTCCATTTACTCAACAACAGGTTCTAATGCTCAAATACAAATTACTTCTTTAATGGGAGATGGAGATAATATAAATCCTGATGTTACTTTTAGAGAAGGTGCTATTAGATCAATCAAAATTACTTATCCAGGAAATAACTATAAATTTGCTCCAGTGATAGATCTAACGCAAAAAGGTAGCGGTACAGCTTCCGCAGTAGCAAACATTGGGCCATCTTTTACTACTTTTCCTGGAAAATGGACAACAACAGATTCTATTATTTCTAGTTATGAGAGGCGTCTGCAAGGAGGTAATTATTATTATGATTATGCGTATATAACTTCATCACCAATCTCATTTGCAAAATATAAAGATATATTAAAACAATTACTACATCCAACCGGTTTTGTTAATTTTGCTTTATTTAATATGTTAAAAGAAGCAGATGCACCAAAATCTAAAATTATTTATCAATCAACAAATACGATTTCTGGTTTAGTAACGACTCAAAATAATTCAATTTATCTAATTGGAAACAATACTTACTTTAACATTGCAAACAGTAGAGGAATTTTAACTCTCGGATCTAATGTTTCGGTTAATGGTGAAATTAGAACAGTAAATAACATAATTAGTAACACAAATTTATCGGTATCTTCTGTGTTTACAAAGAATACCAGTAATGAATCTTTAATTATATTGACATAAATAGAACCTATGCCATCAATTTTAACTAAAAGCTTGTCTTTTAATGCTGCTGAGCAGTTCAAAGAGTCTTTTTCGGAAGAAATTCCAACTATTGCTTATATCAGCATTGGAAATCATATAGAATATTCTAATGAATCTTCTCCAGATCCAATAGTTGAAACAATTTCAACAGATAAATTGATTTGGGATAATATGTTTGCTGGAAAAAGAATAACGGGTAATGATGTTCAATTAGTAATTCCTAGATATAATTGGACTTCAAATGTAAAATATAGAGCTTTTGATGATACAATAGAATTTTCTGAATTATTTAAATCAAATAACTCTCAAAGTTTAAATCCAATGTATGTTATGAACTCAACAAGAAACGTCTATAAGTGTGTTTCTAATAACAATTCGGCTTTTTCGACTGTTGAACCTACGGGAGATTATATAACATCAAATGGCAATATAGCTACTGCTGATGGTTATATTTGGAAATACATGTTTAATGTAACTCCTTTTAATAAGTTTTTTATAAACAATTGGATTCCAGCACCAACAAATACTTCAGCTTTAGATTTTAATGTTAGTCCATTAAATGTTGTTGATGGAGAATTAACAAGTATCATAGTAACAAATCCTGGCACAAATTATCGTCAGGCTTCAAATATAAAAGTTAATGGTTTTACTTCTGGCCAAACAACGGTAAAATTATCAAATACAGCTTTAGTTTTAGAAATCTTTAGTATACCATCAATTTCAAATTTAACAAATATGTTAATTTCTGGATCAGGTATACCACCAACAACGCATATTGAAGATATATCGATAGCAACTGGAGTTCTAACTCTTTCTTCAACAACTACTGGATCTGGCGGAAACACAAATAATATTGCAATATCTTAT